TTGTCTTTCTTCATATGTAATTTTCTTATAAACCATTACTATTACCATTTATTCAATTTAACTTTTTACTCACCAAAATAAACATTATCATATCCATACGTTATTTTTTCAAGCAAATCTTTATCGGGATGTTCAGTACTTTTATTGCTAATTGGAAAGTCATGCTTTCCTTTTGCAATCTTAGTATTAAGTGAACGATCATTGATAAACAACCTTCTCACCCTGTAATAAGTTCTAAAAAGCCATCGGTGCGAATAGGCGATCGGATGTCTAAGTTTAAATAGAAAGCGTTGCCATCTTGTCCTGCCTATTAACATAAATCCCCAAGGGTCTAGAAAACGCACTTCATTCGAGAATTTGACACCTAGCGTTGATTGATGACAAACAGGCTCCCCACCTGGAGGTCTATATATAAATTCATTTTTTCGTGCGTTTACGTAATCTTCTTTTAGATTTTTCTCAATCATTAATTTTTCTTTATTCATTTTTACTCCTATGAAAATAAGTTATTTTAATCTTATTTTCTTTATTACGTATAATCCCTTTTGTCAGCCATTCTACTTCATCAACTGTATGCCTTCCATTTCCACAGCATTCTTTATAACTTTCCAAAGTAGCTCTAAACCAGGCACCCCCACATCCTTGGCATAGAGCATTTGGACAATACCAAATCCCTTGAGCTTCTACTCTTTTGTTTTTGATTCCACAAGAAAAGCATGTATCGGGTTTTTCTTTATTCAATTATAATCCTCCGACATTCCAGCTTCTTCGGATGTCCTGTTTATCTACTTGTCTATCGTAAACTTTATCGACTTTGTAAAATTCATCTTCATGAACTAGACGAATCCATTGACCGCCTTTTACATCATTGCCATCGTCCACCCAACAGACTCTTCGAACATTTCCTTTCGATAGCTCAACTTGTTTCATTTTTCATGCCTTTCCTGTCAAAATTAATCCCAATTCTATAAAATCTTTAAGGTTCATATTCCCATAGATAGTGGTAATCAGACCCCATTTTTTATAATCATAGCCAAATTTTCGAAGAGAGTTTTTAGATCTTATCTTCATAAGTTTCTTATATTTTCGGCTTTTCTTACTTATCTTCATCTTCAATTTTCTCCAAGTCTTCCAATGCTACTCTCAAATCAGCTTTAAGTCTATTTACATATTCAGTAACCCACCTGATTCTCTCTTCCCTCGAAGGACGAGTAAATCTCATTAATTGATCGGGGCTTTTTGGAATTTGTGATAAAGACTCAAACAAATTCAAAACACAATCGGAAGTAGGAACTGATAATAATTTACTGTCAAAACTTTTAATTATTTTTTCTGGAATTACTGTATTTAAATTGTTTTCTGGTTGATCACTATGAATGACCTTCCCATCATTAATCAGGTCTTGTGAATCTAAATCATACCTTTCATTGAAACATTTTTCGCACATACCCCTCTTGCCAAATCCTTTGGCAGCCTCGTCCCAAATTGCACATTTTAAACATCCCAAATGTTCTGCGCTTTTTAAAATTTCCTCTAATATTTCTTCATGCTCTTTATCCATAATATCTAAACGCTTCCTGGAGTAATCCAACCTTTACTTTCATCATGACCACAATATTTAGGTCTATCATTTTCAGTATCCATCATATTTATAATCCCATTAAGATTTCGAACGCTTTTTTCGCTTGTTGAGGACATACTGAGTTGCCGAGTCCTCTAAGTCTGTCCACATGGAACGATACCCCATCAGAAGTTCTACAAACTCCACTGACAGCCTTTTGCCAATGCTTTCGGGATTCAAACGGCCAATACTGTCCTGTAAATCCTCGCCGTGTTTCCCCTTCACTCTGCTCGGACTCGGCGCTCGTATCGGCTTCGATCCTTGGCTTGCGGTTGGGGTTGCTAAGAGTACAGAGGAATGTAGACAAGGCGTATTCCTTCTCCGTTCGCTCGGCGTATCTGATTGCGCTCTCGATTGCGGGGTGGGCCAATAAGAACCAACGATCTCTTTTGTGGAGCGCTCCAACGGACGCAGCGGATATAGTACACCATCGACAATCATACCCCATCGTGGTAAATTCATTAACAACTTGAAGTCCCCCTCTTGTTGAGATTGCCGGGACGTTTTCAAGGAATATGAACTTGGGCTTGATTTCTTTGGCCAAGCGAATGATCTCGAAAAACAGTCCGCTGCGCTCTCCTTCCAAGCCTTTTCCAAGTCCTGCAATGCTGATATCCTGGCATGGAAAGCCACCGTAGATAATATCGATGCTATTAATAGGAAATGACCCTGAGTCTTTTCCGAGTGTTTGCACGTCATCCCAAATTGGAGAGGTTTGTAATTCCCCACATGCCATTCTAGACAACAATACTCCTTGACAATAAGGGTCGATTTCGCAATAGGCGATGGGTCTAACGTAATCTCTAAGGGCGAGACTGATTCCACCGATTCCGCTAAATAAATCCAAGCCATTTAACATCCGTTCTCAATATCCAAAATATTTATTTATAGCCTTCATATCATTTTCTGAGCTTGCATTGTCTTTTCTTTCCAATCCCTTCAATCCCACCGCAAGGTAACGAAAGGCATCTGCCGCATGACTTGCGTCATCATGTTGAGGTGTGTTTTTATAACATCCTAGTCTATCATTCCACTCTTTTTTGTACGCTTCTAAATGTTTAAACCCCTTTGTCGTCTTTTCTTCATCAAAGACGCAACGGGACAACATTGATCGTACAGTCTGTATCCCTTCAAGTTTATCACACTCTTTGATGTCCAATATAACGATCCGACCGTCAAGGAGCGGGATAACGTGGTCAATATACTGCGTCTTAACGCCAGTGTCTCTTTTTCTCGCGTCATGAGGGAAGATATGTCGTCCAAAACGGTACTTTTGTTTATTAAGCCAATCACAATAATGTGCCGCCCCTTCATCAAGATTTTCATAAAAGTTTATAATATTTACTTGGCCGCCTCTTCCCACTTGAAAGCACCATATTGCAGTAAAATCGTCCAGGCCGATGTCCCATGCGCTATGAACCGGCAATGCGTCGTCGTAAGGAACCCGACAAACATTTCCATTAGCACTAAGTTTAGCCAATTGAGTACCGTAATAAAGACCTTCATTAGCACTTTCGAATGCCTCCTTTGGTGTCGATGGATACTCTTGCTTCATAGCATCACCGAGCATCCGATGCTTCATTTCATACCATCTTCTCTGCTCTTCGTCAATCTTTCTTTGACGCTCAAGCTCGATTCGATCGAAATATTCGTTTGTCTCTTTACTCACTATGATTTCTCCGCTTGATTCGCGATATTCTGGCTCGTCGAACCAAGGGAAGAAGAAAAATCGCATTTGCATTGGGGACAGTCTGAAATCAGGCATGGATTCGCTTTTCGACAATAACGCTTCAGCCTGTTTGCTAAACTCGTAGAAGTACCCTTCCCTTCCCTCAGCGGTGGATTCGATAGCAATAATTTGATCAGCGGAGACAGTGTTAAGACTTCCAGTAACAATTTCCTTTGCAACATCGGGCGACTTTGCACATATCTTTCCAAATTCAGAAACCAACAGCCGTTGATACGTTCCACTCCTGAATCCTGTACTAACTCGATAACTAGATCCATTTGCGAAAACCAATTCACCAGCTCGATCGTTAGTGGCACTGTTGAAAGCTCTCGTCCATTTGGGCATTCTGTCATATGCGTATTTTACCTTTTGTTTAAAAATTTGCTCTGCATCCTCTTTTCTATGGGCTATTATACCCGAAGCAGTATTATTATACCAAAAGCACTCATCCAAGAAGTTTATTACGAAATATGTAGTCACTCCTAGTTGACGCGCCTTAAGCACGAGCATTTGGTGCCACTCTCTATGATATAATTCCTTTTGTGCCCAATTAAGATTGAATAGAACCTCTTCACCAGATTTGTTTGTGATGTAATAAAGATGGGTGAGTCGCCAAAGCTTGTCATTAAGCTGCTCTTGGGTAGGGATGTAATCATCATGTTGAATAATCATTTTATTTTACCGCAAATAAAATCAATAGTTAAATTTATAACACAAACAATTAAACAAAGTAAAAAAAAAGAAAAAATTGATATAGAATATATATATATAAATTCTTTAATTACTTCCATTATTTATCCCTGGAGCTTCGGGCAATGGCATCCAATGAGTGACGCATTCTGAATATGCTGCCCATTCCATATCTCCCCAAGCACCTGATCCTACTTGAAATTCATCATGATATTCGTTAAGAAATTCCCATATAGGGAAATTAAACTCTAAACCCTTCTTATCATGAAAATTTGATTTATAAGCGATTGCAATAGGTTTAGGTTCGCCAGTTCCTGGATTATCTGAATAAACCAAAACATACTCTCCATTTTCTGGTAATCTGTCTTTGACGCTAATCCATTCCATTTTTCACCCTAAAATGTATGTAAATATCACCACACTTAAGCTTACCATATTCAGAGGGTACTAAATTTTTGTCAAATTGGAAATATTGAAATGCAGGTATCCAGTCTTTCAATCTTGTTAATTCGAAAACCTTATCATGATCTGCAACATCATAATAAACAATCAAATCTTCCGAGTGAGTTAGCTTTTTGCAATGTTGACAACGTCCCAATAATTACTCCAAATTATAACAAGGGTTCCAGCCACGACGAGCAACCCCGAAAGCGATCAAAAAGTTGCGGCCGGACTTGAACCGGCGCTCCAAGGCTCTAACCAACTGAGCTACGCAACCAAAATTTATTTATATGTCTTGTACGAAATATGCATCTCTAACAGTAGAAGACTGTAAAGTCTTTGTTTCAAGATCACTATTTTCTTTTTCTAGTTTTTTCATGCACTTAATTATATCTGCTAGAGTCATCTCAGTAGGATCATAGTCATCATTCATAAACAGCCTATTTATGCATCTTTTTGAGGGTTTCCGCCAGGCGGGCGCGCTTAGCTGTAGTCGGATTTTTGCTATGCTCAGCTTTCTTTAGCTTAGCGGAAGGGATCCTCTCGCCATCTTTGACACCTAGAGTCTTTCTGAGTGCTCCTGGGTGCTTGATTGCGCCTTTAATCCAATTGTCTTTTGTCATTTATCCTCAGTTTTGTTTTTTCCAATAAAGAACTTTACAATCGGGTTTGAGTCTTAAACCATCCCATAACTCGCCACAACTCCACCCGCTCATTGTATTTGTCTCGGTTTTAAGATGCATTAAATCGCAGTCAGCCGGTAAATACTTACTCGCATCAGCCCAAGAGTCAAAATCATATTCAATATCTCGATAGCTGAAAAGTCGCTCTTTGCCGGTCTTACTATCGACAATGCGATCTTTACCAACTTTAAGCATTTACTTTTTACCTTGTTGTTCATAAACTTCTTTTAAAGCTTGAGAGTAGATTTTAAACCACTCATTAACATACTCGGGATTTGGATCAACTGGAATCACATTTTTATCTAAAGTAACTCTTATGCCGTACAAATCGCTCAAGATGGCGTCCTCTTATTGCGTTGTACTTCGTCTAAAACTTTTTGTCTTTCTTCTTCGTTGGCTCTAGCCTCGCTTTTAAGGGCGGAAGCCTTGCGAAGCTCATTAGCATCGGCGTCTTTATCTTCTTCGTCTCTGACTTCTGGATCATACATCCTCAAATATCTATGTGCTATTGATTGATTAACTGTTCCATCTATATAACGTACAGCTAAAAGAGTTCGAGCTCTTTCGTAATACCAAGAGAACTCTGGCTTATCCCTAAATAGTTCCCATTGCTTTCTAATGAATCCTTCAGCAGTATACCAATCGCAGAATCTAGCCCTAAGAGCTTCGCCCTTTTTCTGTTTTTCAGATGCCCACTCTACCAGTTTTTTACCTAGCTCAATAAGCTCATTTTTTTCAGGTATAGCTGACCTAGGTCTACCCCCTCCATAGCTTGGATGTCCCTTCTCCATGCATTCTTTAGGTAATGGCATTATTGTATCTCCAAATGTATCTTGATTTGAATATCTTCCGGCTCACCTTCAAAGTTCTTCTTAGCTGTTTCAATACACATCCAGATAACTGGGTCTTCGCGACAGACTGAAAAAGCCTCATAGATAAGAAACTTATATCTGAAAGTACGTTCGGAATCTTTTAAAATAACTGTTAGCTCACTCATAGCCTCAAATTAGAAAAACAAATTATTTTAGTCAAGATAAAGAGAAAAAGCTTTACTTAAAATGCTAGCTTATGCTATCTTTAACCTATCAAAGCAAGCTCCCTGGTGACTGCGCCAACAAAAGCAGCAGGTTGAGCGGCTGAGATAAGTAATAAAATTAAAAGGAGATTAAAAATGAATAACTTGCCTTCACAAGTACAAATTGGCGGGAAACTTTTTAGGCCGCGATGGAAATCAGAGCACAACGGAGATTCTTACGCTACTATATCAAGTCCTTTCAATGATGAATTTTTTAAGAAAAACAAGAGGATTACAGTTGATTCCTTTATACAAAGAGAAAACTACAATATGAATCTTTGCTACATCTCAGACATAAATGACGATGGCGAAATTTGCATAAGACAAGATTTATAAAAAGGGTATAAAGAATGGAAAATAAAGAAACCGTAAGATACGCAGAAATCAAAGGCAAAGGCATCAAAAAAGGATGCAGAAAAGAGGATTGGCTTTTTGTCAGTGCATGGGGAAGAACAGAAGAAGAGCTCTACGAGAAGCTAAATGAAGCCGTTAAAAAAGAGGTTAGTAAGTATAAGAGCTACACATTTCGCGAAAAGTTCCTAGTAATGAACGCGGAATTAAATCACGGAATATTTGGCGAAAGTCTTTGTCATTTGGTGTATGTAGGGCAAAACCTGGGTGAGGAATACAATGCAGTGTGGCATAATTTTAGTGATTACTTTCATAAAAAAGAACAGGTGGTATAATGGAAAAATACGTACAAGATTTGACTGAAGAGGAAAAAGACCAGTTTAATAACCATTTTTATAATGAGTGTGGGCCAACCTCTAAAACAGATCAAGATAGCCCGTGTCCTTGGGGCTCTCCTTGGTATTGGGCGGCCACTGAAATCTTAAAGGGTGAAACAATTCAAGAAATGGCAGAAAATTTCTATAAGAAAGTTGAAGGAGAAATGTTAGACTTACTTAAAGAAGAGGAGGAAGAAGATTAAAAAGCAAATTTCCTTTCGCATTGAAGAAAAAATGTTTCGTGAATTTACCGCTAAATTAAAAAGAGAGTCAAAATCATTGACTCTCTTTTTTCAAAATGTGATTAAGGAATTTTTAGATAAAAAACCTTAGTCGAACGTAGCTAGTATAGATACTTCATCGATCACGAGGAGTTTTTCGCCCTCGTGTTCGATTTCGACTCCATAATGTTTTTCAAGGTAAATCATATCTCCTGCTTTAACTTTGGTTATTTCATCGCCGGTCGCAATAACTTCAAATTGATTGGGTTTTTGATTTGTTAAAATTAGGGTTCCTGGTTTAGGCGCTACAGGCCTTACAAGTAATCTTTTTCCGACTGGGGTAAGCATGTTTTTTCCTTTGTTTGGCTTTAATGAATTTTTAAATACCTTTGCAAATAAATGCAAGATGAATTATGATAGTTGATCATTAAACGGAGGTTACCGATGGCGATCATGTATCAACTAGATTTTTTTACACCTGAAAAAACTGAAATTGAGTTTATAAAAGATCATGTAAAAGAAGTTAAAGAAAGCTCTGAAAAAGTTAGAAAGGGGTTATTTGCGCGTCATAGTGAGCTAGCGCGCAAATACATAGAGCTGCATGATAGATTGCAGATTTTAGAAAAGAATATTTGTCGCGGAGAGGTTAGTAAATTATCTCAACTCTGACACCGTACTCTTTACTTTTTATTTGATTACAACCGATGGTGATTCTTTTATCACTATCGGCTTTTCCGGCACGATACTCGCCCGTGATAATAGCACATACGGCATCAACAATATATTTTAAGCTCATGGGCAAATTATCAAACTCGTCAAGCTCATTTGGGGCTAATCTTGTGAGCATAAGCCGGCACGGCAGTTTTATTTTATCTTTCAGAGGATGAAGACAAAGCGCGACGATTCTTTGCTGGTCCTTATGCCGCCCATGCTTTTTCTGCCAGGGCTCAAAGCAATTCGCTTCGCTGACGGTCTTGATGGGGAGGTCTAAAATGACCTTCCCCTCCAAGATTTCCGATTTCATGCTTATTTTGTGCACAGAGCGTTTTTTTCCTTTGCCCCCTATCTTCTCATTACTCGATACCAGATCGTGCCTTGTAGGGGTGTTACTGATTGAAATAGGGGTATCCTGATTAGTGTTTGCAGGATCAAAACGGCAAGTCGTCGTTTTTTTGCGCAACGTATCCTCCTTTTTGATCCCAATCCCTGTTTTCAAGAAATGCTTTGATTTCATCGGCCAAAAAATTGCTGTCTTGTGAAAAAGCTTTCAAATATTTCTTATCTCCGTTTTTTTTCACTGCCGCGGAAATTTCGGACCAAAACATACCGCCATTTTGCATTTTCTTGCGAACATACGTAACGCGGTACTTGCTATCAAAACACAGCACTACCGACTCGGCGATATACTGGTCTTCGGGATAAACTTCATGGCTTACAAAATCAAATACACTCATTTTTTCCTCTTATCTTGTTTTTTTCTAAAAAAGTTCTGGCCGTCTATCCGGCCCGTCAAAGCGCACACAGCGGTCTGATGCCACTCGACTTACAAAAGCATCCCCAAACATTTCCCTCATTGTTTGAGAATTCAAATTAGTAGTTATTATCGTTCCTTTCGTTGTTTTCATTTTATGCCTTTTGTCAGCGATAATGTAAAGAAACTCCATGAAAGCTTCCGTTGGTCTTGTAGTGCCTAGATCGTCAATCACCAAGAGAGGGGCCTTAAGAATTTCGCTTAGGAGGTAGTCCGTGGATTGATATTTTGCATAGGAGTTTTGCCATTTCATCTTCAAATCGGCTTGATTCCAAAACATGTTATCCCCGCAAGGATGATAAAATTTTCCAAAGATCGCCTCAGCCGTGAAAGTTTTACCATTTCCGTTTTTGCCAGAGATGAGGAAAAAACCCAGAGGATTTTTGACAAAATCGTTGACGTGCTTTACAAATTCGTCCGGCTTTTCGTTTATCTCGCTCAATTTTGGGTACACTCTAGAACCTCCCTGAGTGGGGGCTTTCGACGGGGTTGCCGTTGATGTCTTTGGTGCGTCTATCTTGCGGAGTGCCTGCGGAAGCAGATCGGTAAGCTTTTTTGTTCTCGATTGAGTCGTTTGCACGGCCAAACCATCCTGTTAAATATTTTCTCCATTGCTTTTTATTGCTCTTGGAGGGGTTATTCTTTAGCCACTGCGCCGCTTTCAGCGTTTCAACTTTCAGGTCGATATGCGGGTACATGATGCGCCAATCCGCTACGTCTTTTTCCTCAATGCCCTCAAACTCTAATTTTTGGAAATTGAAAGTCAATAAATCTTTTGCACGAATCGGCGAAGCCGGATGAGTGTCGGCGCTCCGCGCATCTTCTTGAGATATATCGTAAGATATATCTCTTCTTCTTTCTTGTTCATGGTTACCCGTTGGTTGGTCGTTGGTTAGTCGTTGGTTAACGCGTTGGTTAGCGACTTCCGGATTTATGTCATAAATCGTTGATTTGCATAGGTTTACCAAAGTGCCTTTGATGGTTATGTTGATGGTTGATTTTTCACGTTCAAAAAATCTTTTTCCATTTGAAATAATCTTTACGTAATTAAACTCCACCAATTTATCCAAAGCTGTTCGAAAATTTTGACGGGTTAAAGAAGGCTCTAAATCTGAGCAACCGATTAGAGCATCTCCAATAATCAAACCATCAGGAGCACCATTAAATCGACGAGCTCTAGTGGCTATAAGAGAAAGTAATAGGAAAGCGTTTGAGTGGTTAAGTAATAACCATTGAAGCTCATCACAAGGATAAAACTTTATGAACCTTTCACTCATAGCACCTCACAAAAAGTCTTGCGAAATTTGGCAGCGGGTGCTATGATAGAGACATACAGTTTGTTTCTACCGAAGCGGCCCTCTGCTTCACATAAAATGCCCCGATTTGCACTCGGGGCATTTCCGTTTTCAAATGTATCATATTTCGTCGATGCTAAGCAATAGAGTTTTCTACTCATTTGACTGCGCCCCAAACATATCGATCTCAAAGTTTTCATCGTTTTCTATGACGTGAATGAGATTCAAAAACATGAGTGGCAAAAGAAGATTTTTGAAAACTGTTGGTGAAATCATATAATCTTTTCTTATTTCTTTCTTTTTCACAAGAAAGATATTCTTTTGCTTATTTTTCCATATTTGCACGTACAGAAACGCCGACTTTGGACAGCTCTTCAATACGCGCATAAAATATTTTGAAGGGGGAAAATCACTATATTCTTTCATAATCCTCAATATTTAAGTTGTTTTTTTTTCGAGGAAAACTTAAGCTCATTAGTGAACGTCGCCTTTCCTCGAATTTGTGGCTATTTACGCTAAAAATTCTCCTAGAAAGTTAACGTTTATTCATATTCTAGTCTTTATTTGACACGGCTGATTGGCGTCAGCCGTGTCACCCTTTCATAAATTTATGAAATATTATTTTCAATGACTTTCTTTACAAAAAATTGCCCCTTTAAAGACAACCCCTAGAGATGGAAAGAGTTAGCGATCATTTTTATCTAATATTTTTTTAGATTCCTTAGTCACCCTATCAGATTGATCGAGCCAGTCATATAGAGTTATCGCACCTCGGGTATATTGTTCAATCTTGTAAGCTGTTTTAAGGCTCGGGGTGTGGCCATTTTTAAGAATATCATGCAGGGATGAGTTGCTAATCCCTACCTTTTCTGCGATACAAAATTTTTTCTTGTCGTTATTTCTGATCCAATTTATGAATTTTTCCATTTTTTCCTCCATAATCTTTTATTTTCTTGTATCACTGGCTCGAGGAGAAATCAATGTTTTTGATTTAACAAAGAAAAACCATTGACTTGTATCGACCAGTGTGTAACAATAAGATCATACGTAGCACAAAAGGAGTGATGCGATGACACAAATAAAGAACGATGAAAGTTTATTTAGCATTCTGGAAAAGATAATGTTATACGGTAATTTTTTGGAAAATAATGTGACCATTGAGTTAGAACAAAATATTTACAAACAATACAACCATGTCCAGGATGGAGTTGAGTTGATTAAATAAAATAGGGCGCGCCAACGCCCTTAAAAAAGGAGACTAGAATGAACGTTAACGTAATTGAAGAAGCTATCGCCAATATGGCTTCTACATCACAAGCCCTCGAAAAATATTGCAACGATCCTAAGAACTACAATTCTTACGGGTCTCAATTGCTAGAGCAAATGAGCTGGGAGCTTCATAAGAAATCAAATGATCTCAAAGAGTTTCAATATCACTACGGGGTAAAATCATGACATCAACTTATTGGAACCAATGGAGTAGCGCTGAGTTACTGTCTATCCTGGGTGCCCCATCAAGATATCAAAATGACGATCAGGATGATAGTCATAATGATAGTGAGAAAGAAAAAGAGCACTGCTGCTCTGGATGCATGTATTGCTTAGATGTTTCTTGGAGAGACTTTTTATAAGGAGTCGGGGGAGACCGCCTCCCCCGTAATGAAATAACTAGCACTAAACGTCAATATCATCAAAACCTAAATTTAAAGGAAGGAAATTTTTATGGCACAATCAGAAATAATTAACGAACTCGCTGCCGCTCTGTCAAAAGCCCAAGGGGAAATGCAAGCGGCGATCAAAGACAAGGTAAACCCATTCTTCAAAAGCTCATATGCGGACTTAGGAAGCGTTTGGGACGCAGCGCGGCCAGTATTGAGCAAATACGGTCTTTGCGTCATGCAGACAACCGAGATCAACGCAGACGCCAGCAAAATCATCATGGTCACAACCCTGGCGCATACGTCCGGCCAGTGGATGAAATCTTACTTACCCCTCAACCCATCAAAGAATGATAGCCAGGGGGTGGGAGCGGCTTTAACTTATTTGCGTCGATATTCCCTATCTGCTATAGTAGGAGTGGTTTGCGATGAAGATGATGATGGAGAAACTGCGGTTGGAAGAGGGAAGCAGCAATCGGGCCACACTATTAACCAACAAGTTCAAACCATTTCCCAAAATAGTCTTGAAAAGATTGGAAAGGCTGAAATCATAGCCCTTACAACACTAATCCAAAGTCTAGATGAGGAAAGCAATAACAGCTTTCTTGGATGGATTAGCAAAAGCTTCGGAGCTCAGTCCGTTAAAGATATTCCTAAGGATTGCTTCGAAAAGTGCATGGCTTCTCTCAATGCTAAAATTAAATATTTGAACGATAAAAACAAAGAACAAATAATGGCGGTGGCTTGATGAAAATAATTGATGTAAAACAAGGTTCACCAGAGTGGCTGGCCTGGAGAAAGACAGTCATTACCGCAACGGACTGCTCTTGCATCATGGGTACTAACCCGTGGTGCTCAGAGTATCAATGCTGGCAGAGAAAGCTCGGGTTAATTCCTGAGCAAGCAAGTAACGAAGCTATGGAGAGGGGGAAGTGTTTAGAGCCTGAAGCGCGGGCTCAGTTTATCGAGCGCTACGGCATAGACATTGTTCCCATCGTTGTGGAAAGCACTGAATATGACTTTCTTGGAGCTTCATTAGACGGTATATCTGAACTAGGGAATGCTATACTTGAAATCAAATGTGGAGGCTCTAAGCTGCACCAAATGGCTGCCAATGGGGAAATACCGCCATACTACATGGATCAGATGCAACATCAATTGATTGTAACGGGAGCATACAAATGCTTCTATTACAGCTATGACGGGAAAAATGGTATTTGTATAGAAGTTTTACCAGACCCAGAATTTAAATCAAGGTATCTAACCAGGGCGAGAGAATTTTGGAGGTGCGTAGCATTCAATGAATCCCCTCCATTGCAAAATTCCGATTACCAAAATAAAGATGATGATCTAGATTTGCAAGAAGATTTAAAAGCTTATGAAGAAATAGACATTGCCATCAAAGCTCTTGAAGAAAAAAAAGATGCCAGAAGGAAAAAAATTATCGAGAGATGCGATAATCAAAGTAGCATTTGTTTCGGAAAGAAAATTATCAAAATGACATTACGGGGTCGCGTCGATTATGACTCGATACCAGAATTAAAGGGTCTGAATCTCGACCCCTATCGAAAGAGCTCAACTTCGTCTTGGAAAATCTTAGTCTCATGAGAAAAAAAGAATCCCTATAGTATCTCTACTATAGGGATTTCCTTAGCAACCTTTTTTCTTCATGGCCTTTTTCATGCCCATTTTCTCGTGCTTCTTGTCATTCTTCTTATCCATCTTCTCAAGTTTTTCCATACCCTTGTCCATGGCTTTCTTTTCTTTTTTTATGGCTTTATCCATTACTTTTTCCTTTAGTTAGGCGGTAGCCGCTTCTAGAACGACTTGACTTGGTTGTTTTTGAATTTTTACATCTTTATGACTTTTCAAAATATCACAAAGTAGATCGATCGCCTGGTTTTTTCCATTCTCATCATTCAAATATTGTGGATTAACGATGTTTAATAGGTTTGCCAATTGTTGAAGCATTCCAGCGGTATGAGTATATTGTAGTCCATCTTTGAATAGATTTTTAAATTCATCTAACATAATTAATTTACCTTTGTTGTTTATGATTTTTTCTTAACATTTTTTTCGAAATCAAATAGGTCTTGCAGTTTCCCGAACCAACCCTTTTCCTTTTTTACTGGCTCTTCCTGTTTTTTCTCAACAAAATTCTTATCGTTTAATGAAGATTCTTCTTGGTAGTAGAATTTTTTTTTCTTTCTCTTTTTTTGGTTCGTTTCTGGTTTTTTTTCTTTTTTCTCTACTTCATCGGGGGTTTTTCTCTCACCAGGTTTATTTTCTGAATGTGGTTTATTTTTTTTACACTCAGCTTCCTTTTTGGGAATAGGTGCACCAAAAAGATCTTTTCCATCATGAGAACCGGTTGAACAACCTGTTAAAATAAACACTAAACAAAAAATTAAAAACTTACACATATTGACTCCTTAAATTTTTTTTATCTATACCAAATACATACATAAAAATATAATTTATGGTAAAGAAAAGATATCATAAAAGGACGCCATGAAAAAATACGTTTATGTTTTCTTTATTGCTTTATTTATTACTTCGGTTGGCTACGCTTGTCTACAAATGGACAAAGTCAAGGCATACATTAAAGAAATGATCCTCGATAGGGTAGAGGGCAATTCTCGCGATGAGCTAAACGGGGAAGCGGGAGACGAAGTTGAGCTTCTACTTGAAGTTTACGACTTTATGGAGCAAGTCGAGCAAGGGGATTAACCAGTGAAATAGAAACCGCATCCGTTCATTTGGCTAGTATTTCCAAAGTTCGAATTTGTCAAGTTACTGAGTCCTGTATCTCCTGAAGATGAACCAAATAATGCTGCTGTTGTAACTCCATTGCCTACGTTAAGCACTACTGTCGGGGCGGTCCCTGGCAATGAACTTAAAAGGGGATAAGCAACATTGCTCCACCCTACTGCACTATTGCCGTTTAAAGGAAACCCTGTAACCGCTGCAATTCCAGTTGAACTACCTTTGCTAGATAAAGTTATATTAAAAGTGTAAAAAACAACATTACCTATTCTTGTATATGAGCCTGATTGAGTTGTGTAAGTGATCCCTGTAGTGCCTCCACCAAAACTAATTCCTGGAGTCCATGAGCCCGCCTGAACGTAATTGGTTAAAAAGTTAGACCCGTCAAAAGTTATCCCCGCCGTAGAACCAGCAGAAGCACCGACACCAAGACCTGAGACTCTAGGGTATCCGGTAAAAGTCGGTAGAGCTGATCCGCCACCACTTTGTAAGACCTGGTTAGCGGCATTATCCGTTACTTGCTGCACCGCTCCTGTTGTCGTAGTGCCCGCCGTGATAATCTCATAGGCTGTTAAAGAAGATTGACCGCTTCCGCCATTAGCCACCGTCAAAGGAGTTAATAGAGACAAAGAACCCATTTGGTTGGCGAATGAAGTCTTTGTGGTGACGTTATTTCCTGAAGATGAACCGTTGTAACTAACTTCATTTAAATTTACCGTTCCTGCGCCTGTCAAAACGTTCGTGTTAGAGCTTGAACATGAGGAATTTGCAATATAAACTTGTGTTCCAGACCCTATTGAAATTGTAGATGCAGACCCAGAGTAAAGAGAACTGTTAAAAATTTCATTTATTCCACTTCCTGCTGTTGTTAATAAAGTAGAATTTAAACTATTATCATTCCATTTACTATTATAACAATTTAAAATTGCAGTTGAGGAAGTTGTCCAAAAAGTACTTAATGTGCTATTAAAAAATTGAACAGAACCTGCTGCAATGGTATTTGTTGTAGCGTCAACGGAAGCAATTAAACATCCCCTGCAAACAACAGCACCCGTAGTTATCGTAAATATTTTATAAGTAGAAGCTGCATATAAACTACATTGGAAAAATACTATAACAAAACTTGCTGCATTAACTGTTATAGAATTGTTATTGCTGGCGTAAAAAGAACAATTATAAAAATTTAAATTTGAAGCATTTGATCCGGTTACATTTAAAAGAAAATTTGAATTTGTTGTAAATCCAATTCCTGAAATGTTAACTACACCATTATATGATGCCGATACAGTTCCAACTATATTTACGTTTCCGGATTTATTTTGATAACCTTCGTCGCATTCATAAGCGCTTAAATTAACGCCTGCTTTTAGTGTGATGTCCTCGGTGTAAGTCCCTGGCCGAATGAAAATAGTATCTCCCGACGATGCAGAAGAGAGCGCTCCCGCTACTGTTGTGTGAGTCCCTTGAGTTGCGTCACTAGAGACAATCCATTTAGCTGACGTGAATGTATTAGTGCTAATTACTTGTTGTGACATTAATTATCCTTAAGTTAAAGTCCAGTTACCCACCCAGTTCTCGGCTCGCCAAATAGTTGATGCGCCTGCTGTAATACATCTTAATTGAATGCAATCACCGACATTCGTAGCCACAGCCGTTCCTGTCACCCCAACGGTTCCAGAAGCTGAACCCATTAAAATTTGCTGATTCGAGTTAGGTGTGATCGTAGCAAGACCGAGCTTCCCAACGATTTTGATAGTGTCGCCCAAGGCTGCTGTTGATGGCAGAGTATAAGTGACGTTAGTGTGATCTGTGACGTAACCCTGATTGACCGCAAGTGTTTGTGTCGCTCCTGTCACGTCTGTCCAGGGCATTCCGCTCGGGTTTGTGTTTGCGATAGTGATTGTGTTAGCTGTAGGGGTGATCGTAATACCTGTGCCGGCTGTCAAAACTGCTGTGCCTAGTTGATTAGACGCTTCTGTCACGACTGTAGCTACTGACCCGACATTCACTGCATCAATACCAGCGATAAAGCACCTGTTTTGTTGACCGTTTCCAGAGCCGTTATTACCAATTCTAATAGTGTTATTATCACCCGAAGTACCTAAAGCCTCACCAATTATGATATTACTAGAGTCTGTTGTAGAATTATTATAACCAGCGCTTTGACCGATAAAAATGTTGTAAGAGCCTGTAGTTGGAGAACCTGGATTTCCGTAAGCAAAAGCACCTATTGCAGTATTATTGACGCCTGTAGTGATCGAAAGACCGCTTTGCATTCCATAGCAACTATTTCTTGAAGAAAGATTGGCATATGCTAAACTATTATATCCGCAAGCAGTATTATATAATCCTGTAGTTTCTGAACTAAGTGCGAAGTATCCTACAGCTGTAGAGTATAAGCTAGATGTTAATTGATAACCTGCGTTAGTACCTATAAGTGTCGAGTATGATCCGACCGTTAATCCTAAACCTGATTGGTAGCCAATTGCGACGTTCCAAAACGCATTATTTTGATTTTTAAGAGCCTGGTAACCGATACCTACCATGCCCCCATTAGTCGCCTCTGTTGATAATGCGGTTGTCCCAATTGCGATGCTCGTACTCTGCGTCTGGTTAGCTGCGAGGGCGTTGAACCCTATGGCTATGTTATCAGTTCCGGACGTGGTTGCCCCTGCTGCGCCTAGTCCATATCCATAGTTGTGAGTTCCAGAAGTGATGGCGCCATTTGACCCTAGAAGCAAGTTTGACAATCCAAAATCGAGAGTTTCAGTTGAAACCGCTCCTGCAAATTTAACCGTAGAGTTGGCAGTTAAAATATTCCAGTTTCCTGCCGTCGGGCTAAGGGGTCCACCGCTGTTCCCTGTGATCGTTTGACCAGCTCCCGATCCGCTTAATGCGATGGTGGTATTTCCTGCAACGCCACTTGCATTTGTAAGGGTGATTCCCGTTCCCGCTTGGAAGGTTCTTCCGAAAAAGGTTGCGGTCCCGTCAAAGACGACATAACCCGCTGTTCCAATATTAAGATCGTTGCTAGCTGCCATTATGTCACCGCCCATGTACCCATTGATGAAATTGTGTGCCAAGTGGCGTCCGCTGTTCTGTAAGCAAGTTCTAAAGTAGAACCCCTTGTATTGCTAACCGCTGTTCCTCCCGCTGCGCTGATATTCGACGAAACTTGAATCATATCGGACCCTTGCGCTTGTACTGTGACGGCGCTAGAGGTATCAGCAAAAATGTAAACTGTAGTTCCTTGAGCAGGAGCGCTCGGCAATGTGGCTGTTAAAGATGCAGTACAGAAATAACCATTTTGAGAAACAGCATTGAAATTAGTTGCTTCATCCGTCCAAGTCATTCCGTCTGTTTTAACAGTAATTATAATTTCATTTGATGCACCTAAAGAAGTCGTTACACCAATTCCACCATGGACTTCTAAAACATTTCCAGAAGGAACCGCTGTTCCTACATCTAAAACATAAGAGGTTGCTACTGATGGAGGAATAGGCGTGGAAGAAGGATTTAATTTTCCGGATTGTGACATTATTTCCCTCTTTTAATTTGGTTGTGCATAAACGACTTCAATGTAAACATTTCCAGTTGTTGGGGCAGAACCATATCTGACACTCCATTGCGTACCGATAGGAAGCACAAAATCATCCATATTTACAGGCCTATGGTTAGTTGTCAGATCTAATAATTTGAAACTTCCAGCAGGTACAATTATTTGATCTGTAGTTCCATTCATGCTAAAGAACAAATCTTTATCTGTTGTATTAGTAAAACAAATAAGCCTAGCTTGATAGGAAAAAGGAGTTCCTACAGGGGTATAGCTACCAGTTATGCTACCGAATGCAATACTTCTAAGAGTGTCAACTTGAACCTTGTTTGTAAAAGACATAATTACCTATTAGCTAAAAGTTAAACCAGTTGTTCCAGTTCCTCCGACAACGATGAATTCCACGTTGGCTACAGTACACATAAGAACAACAGAGGTAGATTTAGCACCGGCTAATGTTCCTGTGGCTCCACTAGTAGTATGGTTAGTATTTAGCCAAATCTCTTGTCCAGTTGCTTGAGTGATAATCCATCCTGATGTATTTGCTTGAGCCCCAGCTATTAAGAACATATCTCCTACGGCAGCAGTTGCTGGAAGAGCAAAAGAAGTTTGGGCTGCTTGAGTTACTACGTAAGAGTTTTGAGCAACTAATGTTCCCCCTGTGGAGGCGGCATTTATGTTATAGCCACCAGACTTCAAATCTATTGCTAAAGAATGAGCACCACTTGTGAAATTTACACCTGTTGAGGTTGTCAATGTTCCGAAAGCGGGATCTGCTCCTGTTGAACCAATTAATAGTTGTCCGTTTGTTGCAGCTGCTGTTGCAACAATAGAACCTGTGCCTTCGCCAATTAACACGCCGTGTGCCGTATAAGTAGCCGGCGTATATGGACCGATCAAGGATAAAGTTACTGCTCCAGTTGTTGGACTTGCTAAAATCTGATTTGCAGTCCCTGTTACAGATAGGACATCTCCCGACCCAGTTGCAATTTCAACCCAATTTCCACCGCCTCCATACAGGTAAAAAGCTGTAGGAGAAGTAGGAGGTGTAAATACTAGCTGTCCAATTTCATAGTTTGTTTGGTTGCTCGTGGGTGGATTTTGGAAAGGAAGTGGTGGTGGTAATACAGGTATTAAAGCCTGCCCAATTCCGTAAACTTGAAACATTTTGGACATATATATTCTCCTTTTGCGTTTAAAATTGAAATTTGCTGCATAAAAATTACCTAAGTCAACTAATTTATTTATTTCTAGATCGTGTTGACTTTTAAGATGCAGCGTTGCACAATGTGATCTTACATAACCAAAAGGAATTAAGAATTATGTCTGTGAATTTTATGACGGTAGAGCAATTTGCAGAACGCATGAAAATCAGCGCTGTAAGTGTAAGAAGGTCTATTCAGCAAGGAAAGATATTTGCTACACGCCCAAGCATGGGAAAACGAGCTCCTTATAGAATTGCTGAATCAGAGCTTGAGAGATTGCACTTGCAGTGTATGTGCGAAAATAAAAACCAGGTGAAATGATGACTGATAGATATAATTATTTGGTCGTAGGATTAGAAAAAGAAATTCGAAGTGATGATGCGGTAAGTCTGATTGAAGCAATAAAAATGTTAAAAGGGGTTATGAATGTTAAGGCAAACGTGTCAAATGCAGATGATTGGATAGCCAAAGAAACGGCAAGAAATGATCTTATTAAGAAATTATGGGATGTTCTAAGGTGAAGTAATGAAAAAAAATAAGATTTGAAAACTAATTTAGTAGATTTTAGTAGGTTGTATGAATGAAGAGTCTGTGAATAAGGTGTTTATTAATGATAGGCACTTCGTAATAACAATACCATTATTATGTTTTATAATAGATAAGATTTGTAGGATTTATTTTGGATAAAGAACAACAAAAAATTTTAGACGAGCATCTTTCAAAAGAATTTAAAAAACTTGCTGATAACTTTGAGTACAAACTTAAAGAAATTATGTCTATAACGAATGATGCAGAAGCTATACATATACTTAATTTAACACTGAAGGTAATTCATGGAAGATTCAATTAAGAGCGTTTGGAAGTGCTGTAAAAAACAACCTCCGGAAACAGGAAAGAAGGTTTTGTGTTTTAAGGAAGGGGATTTGTATGTCGCTTTTAGATTAGGAAATTATTATATTCCAATGCCATTTGCTGACCATTATTTCTCAAGAGATCTTTCATTTCCTGAAACTTGGAGCGAGATAGATTTTCCTCAAGGAATTACTGGTCATACAACGGTAGCAGTGGATCAAGATAACTACAAAAATCTTATGACGTTATCTGAGCTAGAAGTTGATTATCCTGAAGACTTTAAAATTTTTTCTGAGATGTTGATAGGAAGTCTTGGGACTCTTAAAAGAAATGTTAAAACCTGCTTTAAAAGGTTATGAAGGTGAAATGTCTCCTTGGGCCACATCGAGTTCACAAGGCTGTACCTTTTGGAAAAAGGGAAAATGCGAGCTTCATTCTTTAGGATTGAAACCCACACAAGCTAAATTAGTAATTCATGACCAACCACTAGAAGAACACATACAGATTGCTAAGTTCATAGAGGAATCCTGGGAGTCTGAAAAAGCTGAAAAAGTTATAGAAAAATGGAAAGAGATAAATGAGTAAGAATTTTTATCCGTATAAGACAATTAGAGGAAAAAAAAACACAGTACATCGTCACGTCATGGAAGAACATCTTGGTAGACCTCTTGAACATCATGAGCATGTTTACCATATCAATGGGGATTCAAGAGACAATACATTAGAAAATTTGATCATCATAATTAAAAATTACAATAGGAGTAAATAATATGGTTATTTTACAGGTTTTTGGGGCTGTTCTTTTTTTTCTTTGGTTGGAGAGGAATGTGTTTTAATAAGTTCCTGAGCAAGAATAGCTGCTTGCTGAGGAGAATTATTTTTAGCAGCGATAATGATACGCTCCATTATATTTTGCGATTCAGGGTCAATCAAAAGTTTTGTGGAAAGTCTCTTAGCTGCGTCTAATCCTATAACAGCGGCCAATGTTTTATAATCCCCGCTAAACATAGCGCGCACTCCTTCGAGGAGTTTTAGTGATTGAATGGTTTTATCGTTCTTTGGAATCTGTTTTATTAATGATTCGATAGCCTGTGCACCTTCGCTGATTGCCTTGATATTCTTAACTTGCTCAGGCCCTAAGACTTTCTTGGCAAGTTCATGATTCTGCGGATCATTAAGAATAGAAGTTAGCTTTTTGAAATTCATTCCATCGACATTCTGCGTTTTTTCAATGGTTTGCATTAAATCTCTAGCGTTAAGCCAATGTTTCCATGTTTTATTTGTCGCATCAAAATATTTTCCGAATTTTTCCGCTTCACGTCCAGATTCTGCAAAAGATCCCTTAATTCCTCTTTGAACTAATCCCAATATATGTTCTTTTGTTTTTGGATCTGTCCAATTTCCAGATTTACCTAGCTTTCGATAAAAACTTGTTAAGAAATCCGCTGTTTGTGATTTATCTACTTTTTCCAAACCCTCTTTAAGAAATCCTATAAATTCTTTTTCCTCTGGAAGTAAAGCAGATTTTTCCATATATTCGATGGATTGTTCTATTGACTTTCTGAAGGGCTCTTTATTGCTTATAGGAACACTGGCGGCTACTTCTTCCATTGATTGATAAACATTTTTAGCTTGTTTTTCAAGATATGGTAAACCACCTTCAGCATATCCAGGTAAACCCTTTTTTATTTCCCCTTTGAAAAGTTCTTCGCTATTTTTAACTCCTTTCTGAATTGCATTCTCTGCCTCAGGAGTAAGTGCTGCATATTTCTTAAGAATCTTTCTTTCTTCAAGAGCACTTTTTGCTAAGGTGATGTCTTTCTCTGTGTAGCCAGCTTTTCTTAAATCTTTAATCACCTGCTCAACTTCTTTACTTTTTGAAGTAATAGGAACGTTTGATTTAGGAGCAAATTTAAGTCCTGCAATAATTTCTACAGCAGCTTGTGCCCAAGGGGGTGCTCCAAGTTCTTCAAGTGTCTGACCTGCAATACCCGCTGCGATTGGCGCTGCAATTCCTCCCCCTCCAAATGCTACTCCACCGCCTCCTAGCTTTCCAATCCTACGCCCATAACGACCTGCCGCTGTTTTTGGCTCAGATACTAATCCAAGATCCTTTCCAAATTCTTCCACATTTTGAGAGCTAGGTAATTTGGAATGTCTAGGAGCAATATCCTCATCTGACAATTCCATGAGTTCCCCAACAGATGGTACTTCATTATTACCAAGCTTCTCTAAGACATCAAATTCTCGATTGTACTTAGCTTTCTCTCCTGGAAGGGTTTCTTTTGCTTGTAGACCGAATAAGTCAAGAATATCACCATAAGTACCTAGAGCACCAATTCCAAAGCCTTGAGCAGCTTGCGTTCCGAAATCTGAGGCATAGACACCTACCCCCATTTCTTTAGGTTTTGAAGGAGCGTTGAAATATTTGAGAACTTCTTCAGGAGTATAACCAGCTTCTTGAGCTTTTTCCATTTTCTGACCAAAAGAAGGATCTTTTTTTCCGAGGAATTGCATGATTTCCTCATCGGAATATCCGGCAGATCTAGCTTGTTGATATTTCTCTTGATAACTCATTTAAAAATCTCATCTAAGGGAGGGCGCTCTTGTTTACTTGATTCCCGTTCTCCGATCACTTTTTTATTTGAAACTTGAGTGTATTTTCCCCACAATTCTTCAGTTTGTTTTTTGACAATATCTTCAGCTATTTGTTGTGCTTGAAGAGGTGAAATTTCTGAAGGTTTATAGGTTCGATAAACTTCGTCCATAGCCTGAGAATATAATAAATTAAGGTCATTAACAATTTGAAGATCTTTGATAATCGCTTCCCTAGATTCAGGAGAATCTGCTAAACCTGGAAATCCCTCTAAATAAGTAGCAGCATCAAAGTTTGTTACTCTAGAACCAAAAGTGTCTTTAGCATTTCTTAATTGTCTTACAATGATTTTGCCAAATTGTCTTTCTTCGGGAGTTGCCGCAGCTGGGAATATAATATCCCCAGTCTTTGGGTTAATATTCCATTTTGATAGTCCAGTACTTATGTAAGGATTCAATTCTTGTAGTTTATTAAAAGAGTATTTATCTTCTTCAAGGTTTCTTTTCCTTGTTAGATTTTCATTAAAATCTTTTAAGTTGTTCTGAGAGTTTTCTTTTTTCAATTCAGCTCTTTCTTTTAAGGTCAGACCTTCTACTTTTTCAGGAAGAGGGAATTGGAATTCAGGATTAATCTCTGAAAACCTACCAGAATCTTCATTCTGGGTAAAAGGTTCAGATTTAGGAATGTCTCTAAAACGATTTATTAAATCATTTGCTCCTTGGATAGCGTAAGTTTGACCGGTTCCTTTTTCTGAGGAACGAATGATATCCGATTGATTTTTTGCAATCGCTGGAGGAACACCAGCGTCAACCATAGTATCATAAAGACCGTTAGCAACTCTGTTAGATCGAGAGAAATCTCCGATTTTTAATTGTATATCTGGTGGTAATCCTTCTAGTACTTCTTCAGGAATTTCTTGATTTTTTTGTATATATCCAAAGGCTTTTGATAACTTATTTTTTGTTTTTTCCTGTTGCTCTTGCTGATCAATCTGCATTCTTTGCTGGAGTATTTCTTGCCCCTTCTCTCCGTAAGGACTCAGAGCAGAACGAAGCGCTTCCATTTTCTGTGATTGAGGAGCCCCTTCCAAAGCCTTATCATGGAGAACGCTATCAAGGCTACGATTGGCAAAGAAAGTATTAAGGCCATTTCCAATACCCTGGCCTAAACTCATACCAAGCATTTCGGATAGTTTATTTCGAGGATCTCTTGTTTCAATGACTTGAACCATTATGCTATTCCGCCTCCTTGAAGTTTTTTAAATAGACTGTTGATCCCTCCACTAATCCCGTTCCCAAGAGCATTACCGATTGGATCTGCCGCTTTCGATAGAATACCCGTTAAGAAATTAGGAATCACTCCAGAAGAACCCTCTTGTTTATTATAAGCAAATGGACTGTATTGAAGTCCTGTTTGGGAAAGATTTTGAAATTGTCCTTGCTGACGTCCGGCGGCCTGACCCTGTAATTGAGAAAATAATTGAGCTAAGTTTGATTGAAGACCTGCGGAAGCCCCTCCCAAAGCTTGTCCGAATCCACTTGATGAAAGCGCTCCAGCTCCAGCAAATCTTTCTGCAATTTGTGGAAGAATTTGCTCATCAAATTGTTGTAAATAAGGTGCTGAAAATTTATTGAATGCTTCTGAACCTGGACCTAATAAATTTTGATCGTATTGATTTGCTAAATTTAACCCTCCCCCTTGCTGTATCATTTGTTGAAGCATTGAAATTATATCGTTGCCTCCAAATTGCATTTGTTGATTCGTTCCCGTAGCTACTTTTTCTAGTTTGTCAGGGCTTCCAAAAAGCCAGTCACTAAAACTTGCCATAATTCACCTAATTTTTTAAATACTCCATGACCCATACGCACCAAGTCAGAGCGTTACCCGTATTGTTTTGAATAATAATAGTATTTGTCGAGGATTGATATCTTACATAGAGATCAGGATCGTTTAGAAAATAAGACAATCCCCCTGTATCTACAGCTCCACCAAATCCTTGAACAGGATAAAGGTAGCCATTAATGATCTTAGGCTGAGTTGATGACGACAAAACAAGAGGTGTGCTACCTGTAGGAATGTTTCCACCATTTAGAAAAACTAAATCAACTGTAATCCTATAAGCATTACGATTCTGTTGAGGTTTTCCAATCTGATACCATTGTTCAAAATTTGCTGTTTCCTGGAGGAGGTAAAGACCGCTTTCTTTTGTGTTTACCGCATTCGCCACTCTACGAAGGTAAAGCATTAGAATATTGTCAAAACCCTTGTCATTTGGATTCACATCCAGAGAAACGGGAAGTTGATTAGTATTGAGAGAAGCGTCGCTTGAAAATGTCATTAATTGATTATCCTTCCACCTGGCCTAAACCAAATATTCATAGCATTCAATTCCATAGGGGTTTGATGAGTGACGAGTTGATTCATCAGATTATCGTCATAAGTCATACCTATTCGCATGTACTGACCAAATTGAGTGCTATAGAAGCGATACCAAGCGTATTGAGACCCAGGTATATAGGTTTGACCGTTTGTTGGGACGGTGTTCCACACACCGCCATTAGAATACGCGCTGAACCCAGACGAATCTGTATTGTCCAGCGTAAAATTGTTCGCATCTACAACTGTTATTGTGTAAATAGCGGAGTTGAGTTGCGTCATTCCTTGAACATTAGCAATATAAATTTGAGTGCCAGAGATTAGACTATGATTTGGACTTGTTATCTGACACGGGTTTGCCTTTGTTGCAAAGGTTATGAAACGAGAGTTTTGAGAGGAGTTATTCAAAAATGAGTTTACAACAGCATCATTTCCAGCAATCAAATTTGCCTGCTCTCCTAGGTAAGAGTTTACAAAAAGTTGAATCGTTGTAGCTTGTATTGCCCGAGATTGAGGGTTTGAATCCATTTGGAAATCAATATAGGAAAGCTTGAATTGCTTTCCTTCTGCTTGGAAAGGATTGAAATCCTTTCCCTGGATATTCATTTTAGGTAAAAGGGTTACCCGTCCCCCTCCAATATACGTGGCTGTTGATGTTTTATGAATAGCTGAATAGTTTTGAAATTGAAAATTCCATGTGGATAAAGTGACTGTATTTGCATCAACTACTGTTACGTTGTAAATTATGTTATTGAATCCTGGATCTGTACCAACCCATAACATGCCTGTGATATAAATCAACTCACTATTAGATAAATTGTGGTTAGGAATAGTAATCCGTGTGGGATTTTGTGTAAAGTCAACGGCAGTGATCGCCATAGTGTTGGCATAAAGAATAGTAGAAGACTGTTGTGTTGCCGCATCAGGGTTCTGATAGAGGTTTATAAAGCCTTGCTGTGTTCCTAAAGTTACATAGTCAACATATTGTTGATCATCAACGTTATCCCAAGTTACTGTGCTATCCCAAGAAGTTGTTAAGCTATCCCAGGTTATGCTGAATTGAAATTGAGCTGTTCCAAAACAAGTAACTGTATCTCTAAATTTTGCCCAAGTGTTATTTCTATAGTTAAAAACAAGTACTGTATTAGGAAAACTTTGATTTATTGAAGCGTCCGAAGAATCTACATAATTCCAATAAACCAATTCCTTTTCAAAATCTCTGACCCCGTGAACAAAATTAGGAGCGTTATTTTGGATTTCAAAACTGAAAACTTGCTCAGGTATTTGCTCATCTAATCGTGAAACTCCATTTGCTGCTGCTTGTATGACACCCCGATCACTTACCGCCATGACCCCTTGGTCAAAAACGATTGGGCTATAAGGGCTAACAGCACCAAAATCTGAAGAAATTCTTTCCCAAATAAAAGGTAGTCCATATTCACCTATATATCTAAGTTGCCATGTTGAATATTCAAAAAAAACGATAAGGGTGTTTCTAAAGAAGGCTGCGCTAACGATAGCTTCATTGGTAGGGGCATCTAAAAACCCTCCTCGACCGAAAAGATCAGATCTCCACCCATTCACTTGATCTGTGGGGTCACCGATTTGGCTAAACCGGCATCTTGCATAATAATTAAGAGCAACAGAGGCATCCAAAACACCTGCGTTTTTTCGACCTTCCCATGTATTTAATGCTAATAATCTTCCGTAATAAGGTATAACTATAAGAGCTTGATAAAGATAGTTAGGTACAGAATCTAATTGGGGTTGTAAATCAGTCCATGTAGAATTATTGTAATATCTTATTGGATCGTATGGTGTAGAAGCTCCAGCAGTTATATTATTATTTGTGGTGAAAAAGTACCTTAAATTAGGTGTTGCACCTTGATAATTAGCCGCCCAAAAGAAGTCTGTGTTATTTCCTGACCATGTTTCTCCAGGAACAAGTTCTTGAAAACCATTGACATATTGATAGGCGTATTTGGTGTCAAAAAAAACCGTAGAATCTATTCCAATAGAAGCCACATCTCTTTTTAATATTCCCATAACAGGAAGGGCTGGGTAATAGTTCATTGTGACTGTTGTTGCGTGACCAGCTCCAACTGTCGTCGTAAGTGTAACGGAACCCGTCAAGTAATTAATTGTTCCTGAGTTGCCACCTGTCGAATTAGTTAAAATTCCATTTCCTTGATCTACAAAAGGGGTTGCTAAAGTAGCAATACTTATCCTTACACTTCCTTCTGCGATTTCAGCGTAGGTTTCTGGCGTGATTGAAAGAGTTGTATAAAGATTAAACGTCCAAGGCGATGCTGAGCTATTTCCTATTGCAACATTAGTAAAAACTCTTGATAAACGACCAACAGGAACCTCGCCATCCCTTTTTTTCGTTCTTTCTCGCCATACATAAGCATTTTCAAGACTTGAGTATGCTTCATTGGCTAGTAGAGCAGGCTTCCTATCTTGTGTAAGCCCCCCTCCTGGATACCCACCAATTGTTACTTGTAGGAATCCAGTCATTTCATTTACCTATAGCAAACCAATAAAGATTTTGACCATTAGCATTACTTGAAACCCAAGTAAATCCTGAAGTAGTTAAAGATCCTTCTAATATATTATAAACAGTAGTAATTTGAGGAGGTGGAGAAACAGCTGCATTATTGGATGAAGATAATTGAACATTAAAAACATAATTTGGAAACTTTACATTACCGTTAGCAGTAAAATCTATACCTCCTGTTGTGCCAGTAGTTTTTTTTATACCCCATTGCAATAAAACACCACCCACCCATTGAAATCCGCAATTGGTTACGTTGGATGTGCTTGCTCCAGTTAATTGAGATAAACCCCCCATGCCAGTCAAACAATAAAGCTGTGTATCCATATTTGACGGGATATTTGGTACAGCAACGCCATTGACAACCAAATTATTTGGCTGTCCACAAAATAACTGATTATATCCTGTCACTGTGGATACACTTGTTTGTGGCACTTGATGGATAATAGTATGATAACCAGCTGGCTGCATACCTGGACCATTGTTATTTACATGATCTACTGCTAATGTTAAAAAAGTACCATCTAAGTTATTTCTAATAATAGACTTAGTTTGACCAAGTGTTGAACCATCTGGTGGGTAACCTTGGGTATATGCTGGAATAGACATTTTTCCTCCTAGCTCACGCAGACAGTTGGTATTGGTTGCACAGCCTTAGGGTTGTACAACTTCTTTAAAGACTCTTTACTCAGTTTTGCTTTTGCAGGAGAAAGAGGTTTTTTAAGCCTTTTCTCTTTTCCCTTAATGACAGCCATTTTTTATCCTGTTGTGTGCCGCCCGACAAATGGACCCCCTCCCATAGGGATAGGTTTATCAGGCAGTGATTTTAGTTTTTTCTTTTTATCAATCGGTTTTAACGGGCTTTTCTTCTTCTTCATCTTCACCCAAAAGTTCGAGTATGTTTCTAACTAAAGCTAAAGCAATAGGTCTGATTAAAATAATTTGTGAGGTAATTTCCCCATCATCTTCTTCTGTAATAACAACAGCTTCACCATCATTTATTTCTTCGAGAAGAATGACAATATCATCACTTATTTCTATCTCTTTCATATGCTCCCAAAGTTTGTTAATCCACCGCCTGAACCATAGTTATATGTGAGCTGATCGGTGTAAATTGTTGATATTCTTTCCTGACCTATCTGAGCGTAAGTTCTTGTCTCTATGATGTCGTAACGCTCTTTGAGCATCTTGTCTATAAACACAACCCCATCAGAATCAAGGCGCTCTTCAAATATCTTCTTAGCAGCTCCTACTGCTAGGATTTCCCACCACTCAGAAAGCTCTGGGCTTCCAGTTTGGTCAGCCGCTATGAGAGCTTGAATTGGTTGACGATAGCATGTTAATTCGATGGTATAACCAGCATCGGGGCATGGTGAAAGTGTAAACTGGTTCTGATAAAACATGATCGCAAGAGGAATTTGAAACTGCTTGGGATTATATTGAATTTGAATCGGCGTACCTTCGGGAATTGCTTGAGCGAAAGTTAATCCTGTAATCTGACCAGTTTGATAATTAATGGTCGCATTCCCTGGCTGGGTTGGAGTAGTAGAGGCGTATTGACGGTAGTAGGTCCAGCCATATTGTTGATCCCCATTATTCGATGTCTGGAAAATTTGAATCAGATTGCCCTGGCCATCATCCGTTACATTTTGAGTCTGACCTATGCCATTTGCTCCAATAACGTTTGCAGTGATAAGAACGTTTTGAACTCTGCTTTGAGGGAAGAATAGGCTTGGACTTAATTGCGGGCCTGGATCATTATTTACGCTAGGAATCAATGGGGCCGCTGTGGTGAAGCCGTTGTATGGTGACGAGTACCAAGACCCTCCTGAAGTATAAGAGGTATAGAGAGTAGAATTTACGCCTAAAGAAAAGCTATTTGCGTTTATGACAGCGATTGTGTAGGAATTACCATTGACCTGGGTCATACCGCTAACATTATTTAAAATGACGGTAGTGCCAGAAACTAGACCATGATTTGCGGAAGTGACAACTGCGTTTGTAGCTTGGGTAATGTTGGTTATAGTTCCTGTCTGAGAACCAGTAGTACCGTCACCACTTGCAAAAGTGGTGAATTGTTGCCAATTATAGTTTACTCCATAAAAATTCCAGGGGTCAGTAAAGAGCTTGATTTCTCGTTTAGAGCAGTAACAAGGGGAGTTGACAGTCGTGTAAAGCTCGCTATTGAAGGGGTAGACATCTTGCCCGACATTAGTCGTGAAAGTATAGATATCCTTAAGCTTTAAAGACCTGAATTTAGCCGGCAAATCATAGGCATAAAAGCTATGCATTTGCTGAACGATATATTCATCCGTCACTTGAAACGAATTCGTAGAACCCGTAAGCTTTCGCGACTTTGTAATAGCGTTAGCTAGTGTCGGAAACAAAGGATAGGTTGGGATAAATGTGTTCATACTACCGGCTCGTTGTCAAATGCATCTTCTAATGTGACCGTCGTAGTTCCTTGAATCACTCCAGAACCTGCTGGTACAGCGACACAAGGCACTTGTGGGTCTTGAACATATATAAAGGGATAAAAATTAGCCGTGTCTAGTGCAATCGTCACAGTTGTCGAGGTAATAGATAAAATTTGAGCTTTCTGGTTATTAAGCTGTATCATCCCGTTAGGTTGAGGGACGCGAAAGCTTATCCATTCAGCCACAGTAAAATTATGATTACCCGAAAAAGTGACGATTGCAGGATTTGCTTGGGTAATATTCGTTATATACTGCAAATTAGGAATAAAATTAGCCCCAAAAGGGGGCCCATAATTTGAGTTGTAAGTAGCACTCATAGCACGCTAGTTGGGGTAAATCTAACTCTCGAAACCGTCTCATAACTTCTAAGAGGTTTTTGTCCACTAGAAGGCAATTCCATTGAGTATCGTCTTATCTTTTTCTTTGTGTTGTTCAAATGCTTGATAATACCCATAGGAAGATCGCAAATCTCGCCGTGAATCATCTTAATCATTTGAATCGGTTCTCCTGGATATTTCCTATAAGCAAACTCCAACCAGCCGCCTTGTGCATCTAGGAATTCAAACATTCCTTCGACGATCTTATCGTCTTCCTTGCGCATTTTTTTAATTAACTCTTCCCTCTCAATTTGAGGCAAAGTGTTCTTTTGCTTCTTGTTTAATTCTCTGACTTCCATTTTAAATCCTTTGTTTAAAGGGAGGGGATTTTTCCCCTCCCTAATTTTTATGCGTTAGTGATTCCGTTGACGAAATCCGCTTTGAATGCCATGACAACCATGTTGGCATTAGCAACTCCTACAGCATTCAAACCAATATTCATGATGTATTGCGATCTGTTGTCGAATGCATCAGCAAGGTTTGTTCCTGGAGGGGATGCAGGAATAGTTGCGCTTCCATTAAGAGGCACAACGCCTGATCCAGCAGGCATACATACAGCTGGAGACGCTCCACCTGCGAAGGCAGCAGATGTTGGGAATTGAAACGCTGTAAACCCAGTTGTGTCTACATCGATAGTGATCGAAGAAACAGTGGCTGAGTTTGTCACACTCAAAACCCTAGCAGCACCAGATGGATTAGATGTAAGAGATCCGCTTCCCGACTTAGCTGTTAAATTGCTCAGCTGAGTCATGCCGTAGGGCGTTGGGATTTGGAAGTCAACAAGTTCCCCTGGGGTGTAAGGATTCTGCCTGAAGAAGTACACAACCGCTTGAGTTGCTTGCGTAATGTAAGCTACTGGCAATGTGTTAGGAAGGAACTGACCTGGATATACCTTTTGGTAGAAACCAGTTGTTCCGTTAGCGACTACCAAACCTGCGGTAACAGCTGAAGCAGCATAACCAAGCGTAATACTTGTGTTTGTCGTAATAGCTGTGATTTGATAGAGGTTCGATCCACTCATTTGCAGTGCGCCAGTTACGTTGATAAGACGTACTGTGTCACCGACGTTCAGACCTGAAGTGTTACCTGTCGAAACGACAAATGTGGTTCCGTTAACCGCAGTAATCGCAACTTTTGTAAAAGTTGGAGGACTTGCTTGGTTAATGAAAGTGAAACCTCCAGAAGTTCCTTGTTCTGAATATAAGTTTACAGTTCCAGCAGAAACGCTAGTTTGACCGAGACCTAAATAAGAACCTTGTGCCATATTAGCACTGAACCATTCCGCGTACACAGGGTTAGCAGCAGTAGAAGCCAAACCCCAGTTGGTTACATCCTTGACGAAAACCCAGTCGGGTTTTGCAGTCATAGGAATATTAACGGCAACAGGAGTTGCTGGGTTGGTGTAAGACCAAGACCCAATAAATGAAAATGGTAACATATTCTAACTCCTATATTCCTGTTGATCTGAGGTTTTGAACCCAAAGATCGTTTGTGATGCACTGACCTTGATAAAATGAGCAACCGGCTGTATGTCTCAACATACATGGATCATTATTGTATCCAGGCGGAAGGTAGATAAAGCGAGCTTTACCACCTGCTTGCCAAACAACTTTGTAGGCTTCTTTAGCAGCTACGAAGCAGTTAGCGACATCATTTCCAAGCATAGAAGCATTTGGAGAGACAGAACCTTGCTCGGAAGCAAAGAAACGAACGTTGTTCGCTCCGCCAATCTCAACACTCAATGTTTGAGAAATGTTCGGGTACTGGAATTTCTTGATAAAACCAGTCATGTTGTACAGAACTGGGATCATTCTAGTCGTCAACATGCACCCATAGGCGTCACCGATTGGACTTGTTCCAAATTTCAAGTCAGCTTCGACAATGTTTGTGATATACTCACCACTGTTGTTTTGAAGAACAGTAAAGACGTCGTCCACATCCGAGATAGTCATCTCAGTCGGGATATCTCCGTTAGTCCCTCCGACACAGTTGATAATGGAAGCAGAGCTTTCCAAATTATCTCTCTGGAGGGCATCCTGAGTTTCTCTTAAGCTTTGTCCAAGTCGTGCAGCCGCACTATTAAGCACGGGGTCTTCGTTGGTGATAGTGACCTGTCTTGTGAGTACAATGTAAGTGGCGTAAACCCTTACACGGCAGTCCACATCAACTCGGTTAAGTTGTTGTGGTGGTGGGTTATTTTGGCCATCATCGAGAGGCACTTCGAACAGGTCTAGCCTGTCATAACGTGACTGACGATCGATAAAGCCTTGATTGTCTGGCAACTCAACTGGTGTAGCAAACAACTGGTGAATCAAGTTGTGCTCTGGAGTTGACAGCAATTTTGCGTTGTACCTCTGTTGAATTTGCGGAGGCAACGATGCTATTGATACTGACATAATTTATGTTCCCTTGAGCTTTTAGCTCATTTCAGGAACCGAGCTCGCTAGGGCTGCATATCCATGCATTTCACGATAAAGATCTTTCTTCATAGCATCAGTGAGCTTGAAAGCTTGGGCTATTGGGCGTTTATCAAAAGCCATTGGAGACTGTACCGACTTCTCTGACTTTTCGATCGCCTTATCTAATTCCTTCTCTCTTCGCACATCTTTTGCTGAATCCGATATCTTCATCGCTTTGATGTATTTGTAGCTTTGGACTCCGATTTTGTACGGGTCTTTTGACTCGGCAATCGTCGCCGCCAACTCTGGCTCCCTTTCTTCTAAAATTGATAAAGTTTCAGGATTGACGACCTCGGAGAAATCTGCATATTGACGATTCAAACGATCCATAAATTGATCTTGATGTTGCTTTTGAAGGGCTTTTTGCACTTCTTGGCGTACGAGTTCTTCGGTGTTTTTGAGAACCTTCTGAGTATTTTTCTCAGCTAGCTTCTTCACCTTTCCTAAAGGAATGAACTCTTCATCTCCCATCTTATCAAACTCATCGATCTCTTGACGCACAGGCTGCTGACTATTGACAAGCTGGGCTTGCATAATCTGCATCTGTACTTCTCGAAATTGCTTCAGTTCTTTTTCGAGTTCGGCATTCTTAAGACGCATCGCCTTCAAGTGCTGATTAGTTACTGGCTCTTGAGATGCTTGCGTCTCTTTCACTTCATTGACTTGTTGTTCGACCTGAGTTGCTAACTCTTGAACTTCGCTATTTTGGTTTTGAATCTCAGTCATGAATTTCCTCTTTTTTGGTGGTTGGCTAAGTCCACATTACGCCGCGATGGTTGGCTAATCCATCTTTTGTACGCCTTAAATTGACTTTGTTAAATAAAAATATTATAAGTCAAACAAAAGTGAGGTAAAATGATTTGCAATAAATGTAAAATCGACAAAGTTGAAAAAGATTTTATAAATAATCAGGAATTTTGTTACCAATGTGTTTATCAGATAAAACTACAAAAAAACACAGAAAAACGAATAAAAAAAATTCCAAACTGTCGAATATGTGACAAAGAAATATTTCATTCAATTAATCAAATAGGAAGACAAAGATCAGTTTTTTGCTCTCCTGAATGTGCAAAAAAAGGCCATCAAAAATTAATTAAAGAGTATTGGACACGTAAAATTCGTGAAGTATCCTATCCATACCAAAAACAAACAGAGGAATAAAAAATGAGTAATCAATCCAAAATTGATCCCACAAGAAATACCGTCGGATCAATTTATCGAGACGCGCAAATAAACGGAGAGCGTGGAGTAGTCATTGGAGATGTAAACCATGAAATCACAAAAGACTTGGTGAAAGATATCAATGAGGCTATTGAACAGGGAACAAAAGAAATGGAGGGTAAACCGTTTTATCTTGCTATCTACGAAAAATACGATCTAATGCTGAAGCGAGGGCTAGTGAGGATTCGCAAAATAACGAAATATCGTCCCTATCCAGAGCAAGATATGATGTGTTTCCATGTTTATCCTGGAGGTGACGTTTATTTTTGCTGGGAATTGCCTCACAGATCTCAAATGATGAATATTTTGCAGTGTCCTGATCTATTTGATCGTAGTCGCGTGGATATGATTAAAAGATGGGAAAACCTTCAACTTGAATACTTTGGATTTAAGAAAGATGAAGAAGGGAATTGGGTTGAAAACGAACTTTATCGAGGGGATCAATTGATAGGTTCTCCTGATGGACAGAAAAATGTAAAAATTTTATTGACCTAATTTTCATAAAAAAAGGGAGTTAGACGTTTTAAGTCTTCCTCCCCACCGTGCAGGCAAGCCCATAAATGTAAATCTGCTTTACACCTTTGGAGTATGCAAAGTAAGCGTCATTTTATCCTGACGCATTCTTAAATTTTCCATATCGCGCATTGTATGCTCAGGTTCTCTTCGTAGTTGCTCAGAATACTGTTCATCCATACGAATTGGCCCTTTTTGCACTTCTACGGAATAAGGCTTAGAATTTCCTCTTTTGGACATATTTTCTCCTATTAAGAATATCTGCCTTTATAAGACTGCTTATTGAGATCTTTCGACATACCCGATTGACGAGCATCTTGTCTCTCAACATATTCTGTAGTCTTGCTAAATCCACGTTCAGCAAAATCTTTCTCAGGCTTTTGATAGTTCTCCACAGTAGGTTTCATATCCCCCTGTGTGTAACCTGCCTTCGACATTTTCTCTTTCATGATAACACCTTGTTATTCTGGTTTAACTTTATTTTCATGCAACATTTTGATTATTTGCAACCACTTCCTTTTCAGGATTTGCAGCAGGGCTTAAAGAGTTAAGGATTTCGACCTGTTGCATCAAATGGTCTAAATCCATACCTTTAAGCTCTTTAAGCGCCTTGACGACATTAAGCAAGCTTGCCGTATCCTCTTGATGAGCTCGACGGAGCTTGTCTTGAGCAACTGCTGCATCCGTTTGGATTTTAGCCACGCGCTCTTTAGCTAGCCCTTCTTGACTATGGGCGTAAGCTACTTTTGTCATGTTGTCAATTTGCATTTGCTGCATCTGTAACTCTTCCATCTTCTGTTTCTGTTCCTGCTGAGCCTTCTGAGAAGCCATAACTTTTTCGATGATTCTGTCTTTGTTTTGTATGGTCAAACACTCGAGGATTTCATCCGGTGGCGTTAAATCAGGATAGAGGGTCTGGAAATGTAACAGCTGAGCGAGCTCTAATTGTTGTTGACTTTCAGTAAGAGCGGCTTGCACGACCTTGCAACCATACTTAAAGAAAATCTTGCTATCAAACTCGGCTGTTGGCTCTTCACCAATAACTTGTCGGACTTTTCCATAAGTCCAGTTCTTTTGTATGTATTCGATTTCAATCTCAGCGCATAGCTTTTGAGATTCATCAGCTTGATCAAAAAGCCTTTGAAGATTACGAGCTGTTGCCGCCTGGCGCATCATCGTGATAATTCCGGCCTTATCGTCAATATCCATACCCATTGCGTTAGGATCAATCCCTGCAATGTTGAAGAAGATACCCTTCAGCATCTCTTCCATTTGAAGCATAACAGGCGATGGAGGAACGATAGGCATCGGTTGTACGTCATCCATGCTTGCGTCCGGATCAATTGTTAACACTCTTCCATGACCTGAGTTTAAGGCATCGTCTGGGGTAACAAGTGCCCCTTTCTTAACTTTAATCCCTTGTTGTTGGGCGTCAAGGATTTCAAGATTGGAAACTTTTAATCTATTTAATAGGAATTGACAATCACGAAGCATAGTCATCGGACTATTAAACTTGTACGCGTAGTACGGAGTATCTGCTGTAAAGAATGCGAGCAGCGGCACGACTGGGTAGCGATCCATGGAATAGGGGTTAGGTTCATCGACAATCACGCGGTCATTTAAAATGATACTTCTTCGCACTGTAGGAACTTGTTTTTTTAGTACTGCAAGCTTTCCTTTAAATGCTTGCATCACCTCTTTTAGCTGTTCGGGCGTCCCTTTGAACTCTTGGCATTCCTCAGTCTTTTTATCCACGAGAAAAGTAGCTTCGCGGCTAGTAAGATACCAATACTCGTCGAAAGCAATAAGGTTCGGAAACTGTATTTGATATACTTCAGGCATGTAGTAAAATTTATCATCTCGATATGTTCCTTTTGGTAAAGATAAGATTTCATCCCCGAATTGCGGGTACATAAGAGCAGCTTCATTGGCATCGAAGAAAGTCCTTACCCACCAAAACCTTGCATCGCTCATATCGTGCTTACGGAAATAGGGGTCAAAAAGGCAAGATTTCATATCTACATATCGCCATTTTGGCTCAGGGCTCACCGGATCTTTTGTACTATCGCCATACATGTACATGAAGCCTAGGCCCTGGATGATAGCCCCTAATTGAAATGCATCGCTAAATGTTTGATGGAATCCATTTTTATGATTGTGGTAAAGACACTTAGTTAGCTGGTCCGCCGTCTTTTGCATACCGTCATGAATAGGAATAACAGCCGAGCTTTTTCTTGTCTGTCTTTGCTGACCGCTTATAGCTTCTGATATGGGGTTCATGATGTTGAAGTTCCATATCTTCCTACGATATGTCGCGACCCCGGGGAAGATTAATCCCCAAACTTCCTGATCATTGATAGTAAAACGTTGATTTATATCGGCTTGATACCATTGCGTTTGAAGAATATTAATGCTATCAGAATAGTTCTTTTCCATTCCTTGGCGTAGAGATAGATTTAGGCTGTCTTCTGGCCAAAAAATCGGCGAATTATTTTTCAAATCAAAATCTCCTCTCTTATTTCTTGGACAAAAAATCTAAATGTGATACAATTAAGATATGAAAAACATGACACAAATAGATATTGCCAAGTTTTGGATGAAAGTTCAGATTTGTAATCGAACCAAAGATCAAAGATACAAGCAAGCCTATATCGGTTTTTGTTGGATATGGAAAGGTTGTTTTTTTCAAAATGGCTATGGACACTACATTTTAAAACGAAAAGATTACCGAGCTCATCGAGTAGCCTACGAAATTGCTTTTGGTGAAATCCCAGAAGATAAATTTGTTTGTCACAAATGTGATAATCCTTCTTGTGTGAATCCCAAACATCTTTTTTTAGGCTTTCCCAAGGAAAATACACATGACATGATTTCAAAAGGACGTTTGAATCGTTCCCGAGGAGAAAACAAAGGCATAACTTATCGAAAAGAAACTGGAAAATGGCGAGCCCGCTACATGAGAGATTATAAAAATATTCTCGTAGGGGAGTTTGACACGAAAGAAGAAGCTTTATCTGCTTTGCAAAATGCACGATCGTCACCCTAGATTTAATTAACTTTATCCTGTATGATAAAAATTATTAAGTGCAAGTAACTAAATCATGTATCACCCTCAAATTTCGAATGATGACGTAACAGATATTATGGAAATGGCTCAAAAAATTGAGGACTACATAAAAGAAATCGTTAAGGATAACGACAAGAATATTGCGATTTCTGCATTAATTAGTGGGTCTGTCAATTCCATAATGTCTCAATGCAATTCCATAAATGAAACTATCCTTTACAGAAACTTTCTTGTGCAAACTATGGATATGGCTATTAAGTGCGCTCAGGAGAAGGAGTAGTTTTCTTTGTCGATTTTCTCTTTTTAGGAGATTTTTTCTCGCAATTCTGCATAAATTCAGCAAATTTACCCATATTAAAGTAAATATAGTTAATTTTAGACAAACATTCTTCGGTTATAGGGCATTCATCTTTTACATCATTCAGACGTTTCCTTTCCTCTAACGCAGCTCTCGCTAAAGATATACAGCCTTTGAATTCATTTACCATACCATTAAGTTTATCCACATTTTTCATGTAGTCTTCAAACTTGTCCAGGGTCACAATGGCTAATTTAACTTGTTCGTTCCTGCGCTCATCATTGACCAAATCATTGAGCTTGTCATGGATGCGATTAAATGTGCTAAACTCATTTCCAGACTCGAAAACTTCTTCCAAACATTCTCTAACAATGGAGCCTGTATTTTCAGAAATGTTTACATTTGGATTATTAATAATTATGTTTAATTTTTCGTGAATTCTATCGATTTGTCTATCAATATCATCCATGACGACGCAGGTTTCTAAGACATCCTCAATCTTGCTTATCCGTTCTCTGATATCTTTAATATCATTCCAAAACATTACTCACCCTCTTTATGAACTCTATAATGAGTTACTTGTGAAAAGTTAATTCCTAAATCATCATCGACAAAAACGCATTGAAATCCAAACTTTTTTAACTTTTCTGACATTTCATCAAGTTTTTCCTTTGACTCGAATTCTAACCATTGTGTTTCTCCAGATGTAACGAAAAACTCAACCCAATATTTCTCTGTCATATTTTTTCCTCCCAACATTTATCGCACCTAACTGCAAACCAATGCATATTTCGCATCCTTCCAGGCGCCCCACAGCAATCACAGGTACGCAGGGAGAGCGCCTCAGCTTCTTCTATCAGATCCCTTATCTCCTGCGTATCCACATTGAGATAAAATCGTAATGTGCCATATTTCTCTTTTACTTGTATAGCGTAAATTTCTAAGATGATGTTATCTTGACCTTCGACCCAAGGATTGACTTCATTGTAATCCTCTAAAATCCTCTCGATTTTAATCGATAAATCTCGTATGAGGTCATACCAACCGAGACCGCATTCGAAAATAATTCCATTCACATATAGAAAAGGACATTCGTTCTTCAACGTATCCCAACTTTTCATTTCTCATCCCTCCTGATAGCCTCAGAAGTTGAGATATCCTTTTCATCATTCCATCTTTTTCGATATACCTCATATTCGGCAAAACTCATTCCTTTTGGTTCATAAAGAGGAGCTTCGCATCTTCGCCGGCAGTTTTTACAGAATCCATAAATCGTAAAATGAGCAGGGTCGCAATAATTACACCAAGTTTTCATTTTTTATCCTTTTCCTTCCATGCATATACTCCCCGATATCCCGTCCAATTATCATCATATTCAATTTTCCAATGTGAAATGGCTTGATTGGTGACTTCACCCCAATTTTTTTTTAATATGGAAAACTCGCTTTCTTCTTCAAAATCATCCCCTTCATCGAAAGTACGAACTTCATAGACACCATTTTTATCAGGTATTTTTTTTATAGGCACGCTTTTTGGGATGCTTTCTCTTGGATAGCATAAATTCCACCCTTTCCATTTGCATTTACATTTCCAAGTCCACTTCCCTTTTCTTGAAGTTTTTTTTACTCCACAACAACAATACATTCCCATTTACATATCCGCCATTCGGTTTATATAACTCGATCTTGCATTTTCAACGATAAGTTTTAATTGATTCCAAAAGAATTCATCGCTATCGAGTTCTTCATCTGTGTAAGGTTAAAATTTCTTTTTGTTTATTGATCCAAATTTCATTTTTATATTTGGGTTAAATCCACATTGTGACATTATTTCTTTCCTTTTATTTTACAAAGATCTTCCAGAATATCAAATATAGTGTCTAGTTGTTCTTGAATGTGTCTAAATTTTTTAGAATAAGGAGGATGGTATTTTTTTCCATGTATAAGAATTCTTTCAACTTTTTCCTTTTCATTTTTTTCTGCATAATCTTGACTAACCTTTGCAGAATAATTTAAGTTACCACCAAACTTTTTTATTTCTCGTGAAATATTCGATTGATCCCGATTTAAATGAAGGGCTATTTGAGTATGAGTAACATTTCGTTTTT